ATTCGAGCGTATCCATCTAATACGGCTCTTGACGGTGGGCCTGGTGAACGCTTTTCGTTCACTCTTCATAATGTTTACGCTGATTTTGATCTCGTTGAAGCAACCCCGGCACATACCCATCGAACATACCTGGGGCCACATGGCCACGGCCTGCGTATTGACGCGTTTGGCTCCGCTAAAAACACCATTGATAACATTGCATTTAACTACATTGTGAGGCTGGCATGACTGAGAGCTTGGAGTTTTCGGATATTCCCCGTTGGGTATGGGTTTACCGCTTTGACGATGTCGGAATTTTTACCGGTTCCCTCAATTTTTACGTCGCGCCGCACACGGGACTACCGGCCAATTGCACCCCGTTGAAGTGCAACCCGAAGGCGGGACAGGCGGGCGTATGGGATGGAACGAGCTGGACGTATAGTCCCGATGTGCGCGGATCAACCTATTGGGATCAGCGTGGAAATCAGTTTGTCATGATGGAGCTGGCCGCGCTTCCTGAATGGGCTGTCACCGTTGCCCCGCCGATCGCTGAGCCGGGCCATGTATTGCTATTTACCGATGGCAAATGGCAGCAGTTGCAAGACATGACCGGCAAAACGTTTTATGGCGCATATGGGCACAGTGCGACGGTGCCGGAGCCGTATTTTGTATTGCCGAAAGGTTGCACGTTTACCCCACCTGACACGCCGTTTGATACCTGGGACGGGGCGCAATGGGTGACGGATACCCAGGCTCAAGCCGATGCGGCTTTACAGGACGCGGCCCAGCAGCGCCAGCAGATTGTCAACCAGGCACAACAGCAGCGGCAGGCATTAAGGGCGGCGGCCGACCAGCAGATCGGCGATCTGACGGATGCCATTGAACTGGGTATGCAACTGGACGGCGACGCCGATCGGCTCACTGCCTGGAAAAAATTCCGGGTACTGGTGACGCGCATCGATTCAGCGGCTGCGCCGGATATTGAATGGCCGGTGATGCCGTAATGTGGGAGCAAAAGCGCCTGCATATCCCTGAGAACTGGGAAGGCACAGTATGTTCCACCGTGGTGGCGCACCCCTGGGCCTTCGGGCTGGGGCAGGAAGAAGACTCCGGTTTCTATCTGAGTCCGCCGAATGCGATCACATACCTGGTCAACCGTCTGGCGGGGGCATCGGTACAGCAGGATGTTACCGTCATTATGCTGGCGTCGCCTACGTTGCCCGCGTTTGTCACGCAGTTGGCCAGCGCGGCCGAGGTGTTCCCAATCCCCGCGCTTACCCAGGTGCAGCGCAGGGCAAAAACGGCTATCAGCCTGGCAACCAGCCGCATGCAGTTGCCTGCTGTATCCGGTGGACTGCCGCCAGCGGTACCGCTGTCAGTCAAAACTACCCGCCAGGCTGCCGGGGCACAGATGCTTATTCAGGCTATCGCGGATACGGTTGTACCCAGTACGCCGGAGGGCATCACCGCCGCGCTGGCGGATTTTGCCCAGAGCCGTGCCAGCTTGCTGGCAGCAGCGAAAGAGGGATTGCAGCAGCTTCAAGCCGGGAGCGTCACAGTCTGGGCTTTATCAGCGGTTGGCGATACTCAGACCGCCGCCAGGCTGATGCGTGACGCCATCCCTGAAAGTGATACCGTCTTTACGCTGGCGCTGATGTTTATTGGTGATGACCTTGCGCCGCTGCGCGCGATGTTGGGGGAGCTATGACGCAGATTATTGTTCTGGCGCTGGATGGTGAAGCCATTTTGATGAAAAACATCCTGGTCACGCCGTCAATGCAAATCCAGGACAAAGACCAGTCTGGCCAGGCCAGCAGCACGGCCAACGCTGAGCAGGGGATTAAAGGCAAGGAATTGAAGGTTTCCGGGCTGATCCCCTTTGCCGACAAGGCGCAGCTAACGCGCCTGTTTGCGCTGGCCGAGGCAAAAAGCGCCAAAGGTGGCGGCATGAAGCGTTACCGGGTGGCGCATGAAGTTGCCCAGGCCATAAAGTTCAGGGAGGCGACGTTTTCCGGTAACGTCGACGCCGCGCCGCAAACTGACCGCATGGCCTGGTTGGTAAACTTTACCTTGAAAGAATATTTCAGCGTTGCCGAACGCAAGGCGCAACAGGCCGCTGCCGGTGGGAGTAAAGCCAACGCGCAAACGGCCAATGGTACCGGTAGTGCCGAGGAATCCGCTGAAAAGCTGTCATGGTTTGAGAATGTGCTTAAAAAAGTGGATACGGCCATCGGCCCGGCTGGCGGTGAACAATGAAACCGGTGATCACCTTACGCATTGGTAGTGAAACCGTGGTGGTTGCCTCACAGCATCTGATCCTTGAATTGGCAGGATGCGGCCGGGGCTTTATCACGGTGCTGACCACGGCTGACACCACCGGCCAACTGGTGCGGCTTGATCTGGGGTATGACACCACGGTTTACCGCTGGTTTACCGGTTTTGTTGAGCGCAGCAGCCCGGCCGAGAACGGCGCACAGCGAATTTTTGTGCGGGAGTTGGTGGGCGTCTTTGACGGTCAATGGCCGGTATCGTTGCAGCATCCAACGTTACGTGATGTAGCCGATGCCATCGCTAAAAGCACCGATATGGTGTTTTCATTGCCGGAAAATGTCGGCTATACCGACACGCCGATCCCCCATTTCACCCACAGCGGTACCGGCTATCAGTTGCTGGCCAATCTGGGGCGCGCCTTTGGCATTGCAGATTACACCTGGTACCAGTTGCCGGATGGTACCGTCTTTGTCGGCAGTTATACCGATTCCCGCTTTGCCAACACGCCGGTCGATATTCCGGGCGAGTTTGTTAAAAGCGCGGCCGGGGGCAATAGCATGACACTGGCCGTGATACCGGCTATCCGGCCGGGGGTTATCGTCAATGGGCAGCGCATCACCCAGGTGCGCATTAACGATGATGAAATGTCATTGACCTGGACGCCGCTCAATCGCCAGGGAAAACCGGCGCAGAAATCCCCTGAGCAGCGCCAAATTGATAAAATCTATCCTGAACTCAGCGCCGGGCTGCATTTGCCGCGCCTGGCGCGTGTTATGGGGCCGACCGATAGCGCCGCCCTGGGCGATCAGTCTGACCCATTCCGCCCACGGTATGCCGTCAATCTCCAGTTGCTGGATGAGAACGGCGCGGCGGCGAAGGGTACCCCGGTGTATAACGCGGTACCGCTGCCGGTACCGATGGCCGGGGCCGAAGGGGGCATGTACCAATACCCGCCAGAGGGCACGCTCGTAGAGGTTGGGTTTGCAGAGGGGCGGCCAGATAAGCCGCTGATCCGCCAGACCATGCAGGATGGCCACGCATTGCCGGACATCAAGCCCGGCGAACAGTTGCAGCAGCAACGCGCCGGGGTAAGCCAGCGCGTGACCCAGTCGGGTACCTGGCAACGGGAAACCGATCAGGCGATCGAGGAAACCAGCGCCAGCCGTAGCGTCACCAGTGATGTGGAAAACCGAACCATAACCACGCGAACGGTGACCGTGAAAGCAAATGACACCACCACGGTACTGGGTACCGCTAAATTGCTGGCTGGCGCGGTGGTGCACCTGGTTGATGGCGATTATACGATTGGTGCATCGGGCAGCCTGGTCAGCAGTATCGGCAAAGACCGGGTTACCGATATTCGCCAGAATGACAGCCTCACGGTGGGCGGCTCACTCACGGAAAAAATCACCGGCATTCGCCGCAGTGTCGCCCAGGTGCAGGAAATGCTAGCCCCCTCTATCCGCCTGGGTAGTGAGGAATTGAACGTGTTAACCCTGCTGACGGATACCCTGGACGTGGTCAGCCAGTTAGCCCAGCAGACCGCCAGCCATACCCACAGCAACACCGGCACGCCGACCAATGCCGACGCCATCGCGGCGACCGGCGAACAGACCGCCACCCTCAATAAGAAATACGCCCCTTACATTGCCTGA